CTTGGACGGTCTGGACGAGGAAAGCCCGTTCTGCAAGAGCGCGGTCAACCAGAAGTACCTGCTGTCCGAGAAGGCCCAGATGGAACTGGAGTCCTGCCTTGCCACGGACGGCAACTTCTTCCTGCTGGTCACCAAGGAAGGCGTGAAGACCCCCCGACTTGACCGTGTGCCCCTCTGGCAGATCACCGGAACCATCACCAACCCGGAGAACGCCGAGGAAATCTGGTTTTACCGGCGCGAATGGGTGCGAACGGTGACAAAAGCGGGCTCCGAGGAGGAGGTGGCCACCAAGATCATCGAATACTTCCCGGCCATCGACTTTGACGAGGAGATCGGCAGGCCGCGCCGGTTCAAGGGCAAGAAGGTCAACTGGGACTCCCGCATCGCGGCCCACAGCGTGAACAAGCAGACCGGCTGGAAGTGGGGCGTCCCTGACCTCATGCCGGTGATGTTCTGGGCCAAGGCACACAAGGAGTTCCTGGAGTCGCAGGCCACGCTGGTCAAGGCGTACTCCCGCTACGCCTTCAAGGTCTCGGCACCGTCCAACGCAGCAGCCAAGGGCGCAGCCACCAAGGTCGGCACGGCACCGACGCTGGACCCCATGAACGGGCAGCCTCAGTCCGTGGGCGCTACTGCCGTCACCGGCAACGGCGCGACGATCTCGGCAATGGGTCGCACTGGCGGCTCGGTGGACTTCGAGGCCGGGCTCCCGCTGGCAGGCTACGTGGCCGCTGGCCTGAACGTGCCGCTGAACGAACTGACCGCCGACGCCGGAAACGCCAACCGAGCCTCTGCGGAAACCCTCTCAGGCTCCAACGAGAAGGTCATGCGGGCACGTCAGGCCGAGCACAAGATGTTCTTCGAGTCGATCTTCACCTACCTCGGCATGGAGGTGAAGGTGTCCTTCCCGAAGATCGAGGAGGAGGCCGTCTACCGCCAGATCCAGTCGCTCGTCTCGCTGATGCCACTGAACGTGTTCTCCGATGTCGAGATGCGAACCCTCATCATCCGGGCGCTGGACATCCTCGACATGGACGAGGACAAGATCCCGTCCAAGGAGGAACTGGGCAACCTGATCCTGCAGGCGACGATGGCAGCCGAAGCCGCCGAGAAGCAGGCCGAACTGGCTGCCAAGGCTGGCCCTGCGGGCACCCCCGGACCCAAGGCCCTGCCCGGCGCCAACGCCAAGGGGCCGAAGAAGGCTGACAGCACAGCAAAGTCCTACGGCGACAACTCGTACCGCAAGGACGCCTCGAACGCCGCCCGCACCGGGGCCAAGGGCTAAGACCAAGATCAACAGTTAGGAATTGAAATGGGTAATGCTTACACCGACCTCGTGGTCAAAAGGCGCATGGAGGAGATGGCTGAAGACTACACACCAACAGCGGAACTAAATGCCACAATCGGGACACAGGTTTCCACTCCCGGCAACGCTGCCCGTGAAGCGCTGGACGGCATCTACACCCAGCCCCTCGGGAACCGTGTGGGCATCCTTGGCGACTCGATCACCAACGCCAACGAGCTATACACCATCTCGGGCGGATACATCACCACACCCGGCGCAGGATACTTCTACCAGGCCAACATGCACCTTCGGAACGCCCTCACCCTTACCGCCGAAGCTGGCGTGTCCGGTGAACGTACCGAACAAATCCTTGCCCGCGTGAACGAAGTCCTCAGTGTCGGCTCCGACATCGTTGTTGTCCCTGCCGGAACCAACGACGTGTTCTTCGGGCGCACCTCGGCGCAGATCATCGAAGGCCTCACCGACCTCTACGACGCCCTCCGCGACGGCGGTGTGCAACTCGTCGCCGCCCCGCACATCATCCCAGCCGCAACCTACACGTCAGCGCAACGGCAGATCGTACTCACCGTGAACCAGTGGATCACCGCCTACTGCCGGGACGAACCCAAAATGGTTGCCGTTCCGTGGGCGGCACCGCTCACCGACCCCGCCACAGGGCTCCCGGCAACCGGGATGACCTATGACGGGACGCACCCGACCAGCACCGGGGCCGCGTTCATGGGCAAGGTACTGGCCGACGCGCTCCGCCCCTACATCCGGGGAGAGGCGGCACTGACCTACTCCAACACGGACGAAACCAACGCTCTGACCAACGGCCTGATGACCGGCGACAGCAGCGGGTACGCCACCGGATACTCCAACGTCGCCACAGGCTCGCCGGTGTTCACCGCACGCAAACGCGCGAGGACGGACGGCGGCCCCGGCGAATGGCAGGAAATCGAACTGACCTCCGGCACCGTGCAGTTGCAGTGCGAATCTGGTGCGGCGGGCACCGCCTGGCAGGTAGGTGACACGGTGCAGGCGTTCATCGAAATAGACACGGACAGCGACCTCGACGCCGTGACAAAGATGGAGGTCTACCTTCGCGGCTGCGTGAGCGGCGGAGGGCTCGTCAACCAGTCAGCAGGACTGTTCGACTCCTACACATCACCGCGCCGCCCACCCGTGGACAGGGGCGTCATCGCCACGGTTCCGCTGCTCGTCACCGCAACCATGGTCAAGTTCCAGCTCCGCCTCCAAATAGCAGGCGCGGGCGTCATCAGGACAGGCCGCTGGACTATCAGGAAGGTCGCCTAACATGGTGCTTGAAGTAGCCCCCGTTTACGGACGCCCCGTCCCCCTCGACAAGCTCTCACGCGACTTCGAGTCCATCGCCGCCGAAGTCATTGAGATGCGCGACGGCATCGTTGAGGCCGAAATCCCCGAGGTCACGAAATTGACGTTCTACGCGGGCGACCTAAACCCCATGTCCGGTTCGCCGGGACAATCTACCCTCGCCAACCTGGGTGTCGTCCCCTCCTGGGGCCTCGCTAAGTCCGCGGTCATGACCGTGGGCGTGATGACCGAATTGCCCTCCACCTGGGTTACCTACAACATCACCCTGCTCGGCGCACCGCGGGACGGCACGGGCGGGGATGTGGCCTTCCGGCACGTCCGCTCCAACGGCGGCGTCGGTGACACCTTCGCCAGCGGATCAATCACCGGTTCCGTGGTCACCCACACGGTAGGAACCACCGCTGGCATCCTGCAATCCGTAGCCCTCGCAACCGGCCTAGCCGTACCGTCCGCTGGTGATTACGTCGGCATCCAGATCGCCCGCCGCGTAGCAGAAGCATCCGACAACTACACCGGAACGTTCGACCTCGCCGCCGTCCTCATCACCAAGGCCAGCTAGGTTTCCTTACGACCGGTTAAGTGACGTTCCCTCAGACCCCAAGGCAGCCCGTGCGCCTTGGGGTCTGTGTGTTTGTATTTATTTTCTAGGTGATATAGAGCTACTGGTAAGATTGATCTTGACGAACGGAGACTTTTATGTCCATCACGCAAATCAGTGAGGCAAAGGCGCTTTCGCCTGCCAACCTGACCGGCAAGACGTGGAAAATCAGGATCATCGAGGGTGACCGTCAGGGCTCATCGGCCTACTACCCCAAAGAGGCCCTGGAGTCGGGCAAGCACCTGTTTGCTGAGGGCACACGCATCTTCCGCAACCACCCCTCGGCCAACGAGCGGTGGGACCAGCCCGAGCGTCGTATTGAGGACATCATCGGCTGGCTCTCCGAGGACGCCACCTTCGACGGCAAAGACCTCTACGCCAACGCCACCTTCATCGAGTCCGAGCAGGGCCGGATCAAGGAACTGGCCGAGGCCGGACTGATCGGCATGTCGATCCGGGCATCCGGCGAGATGGTCGAGGGCAAGAACGGCATGGAACTGAAGTGTTTCAAGGCCGTCCATTCCGTGGATGTCGTCACGCAGGCCGGTGCCGGAGGCGCGTTCACCAAGCTGCTCGAATCAGCACAAGTTTCTGCATCCGAGAGTGGTGCAGAGTCCCTAGAAGAAAAGGAATCCACTATGGACCCGAAGTTGGAAGCGGCTCTGGACGCTCTCGTTGAGTCCGGCAAGGCAAGCGCTGAGGCGATTGCCAAGCTGGTAGAGCGCGCCGAGAAGGAAGACGCCGAGAAGGCAGCCGCGCTGGTCGAGGCCGAGCGCAAGGAGAAGGAAGCTGAGGAAGCCAAGGCTCCGAGTGCTGCCGAGATCGCAGGCAAGTTGGTCGAGGCCGAACTGCCCAAGGCTGCCCACGCCAAGGTCATCGCTGCTGTTGAGGGCGGGGCTGACCTGGAGGAAGCCATCAAGGCTGAGCAGGAATACCTGAAGACGGTTGTTGAGGAGTCCGGCAAGGCATTTGCTGGCAACGGCTCCGAGGAAGTGAACGAGTCCGCCAAGCCGGGCTCCAACATCGGAAAGTCCATCTTCGGCTAATTAGGCGGTGATCCATATCTCGCCCGTTGCAGGTGGCCTTTCGGGGCAATGCAGCAGGGCGGGGTGGAACGCCTAAAGAAGTGATTCATGAGGCGTCCATTCCCGCCCACTGACTTACTATCCCTGTATCAATTTACAATGCCGTACAATTATAGTAAGCGCGGCATTAGTGGCAACGAAAGGCCAACAAAATGGCAACAAACTTTGTCTTCAAGGAAGCGGATTACATTTCGCTTCCCGTACCGACCGGCACCAAGGCAGGCAAGCCCCTCCGCATCGGTGCCCTGAACGCTGTCACGGTGACCGCTGAAGGTTCCGTTACCGAAACCATCACCCTCGGCGCTGGCGCTTCCCTCGTCCAGCCCTCCGGCGCTGCTTCCGGCAACGAGCCGGGCTACGCCTCGGTCGCGCTGAAGGGCTCCGCAATTCTGGATGTCACCGGCATCACCGTGCCCGGCACCCCGGTCTACATCAAGACCTCCGACAACACCCTTCAGGTCACGGCTGCCGCTGGCACCAAGCTGTTCGGCGTTGCTCTAGCAGCCAAGACCGCCCCGGTTGCAGGCGTCCACGTAAAGATCCTCAACGGCGGCATTGTCGCTGACGCAGCATAAGGAAGGCTGACATGACTATCCAGACCATCGAGGAAGCCGGGAAGATCCTTGGCTCTGCCCTCAACGGTGACCGCACTGCTCAGGGCCGCATCAAGGCTCTGGTTGACGGCAATGCGTACATCACCGAGTCCGTTTCTTCCTCGGACCTTGCTGCTGCGTTCGCAATGGGCATCAACCAGAAGCTGGAAGCCCAGTACGAGGACCGCGCAAAGACCTGGAACGGCTTCGCAGTCAAGAAGACCTTCAACGACTTCAAGCCGCAGTTCCTGCGTGAACTGACCCTTGACTCGGACGTGAACCTGACCGAGAACGGCGGCGCTACCACGGCTCCGCAGTCCCTCCCCCGTGTGCCGGAGAACACCGAGTACCCGTCCTTCGGCTTCACCACGAGCGCCAAGGGCATCATGCTCTACAAGGAAGGTGCGCGGTTCCCGTTCACTTGGGAAATGGTCATCAACGACGAGTGGGATCTCATCAAGTCCATCCCCGGCAAGCTGCTCGACTACGCGGCCAACACCGAGGAAACCGAAGCCTACGGTGTGCTCACCACGGCTGCAGGCCCGAACACCACCACGTTCCACACGGACAACGGCAACACCAACACCGGCCTGTTCGCCGCAGAACACCCGTTCTCGCTCGACGCTCTGGTGCTGGCCAAGAAGGCGATCCGCGCCCGCAAGATCAACGGTCGCTACGTCTCCGTTCCGAAGTTCCGCCTGCTCGTTCCGACCGCGATGAAGGACCACGCTGAGTACGTCCTGTCCATCACGGAACTGGAAGTCAACAACACCACTCGGAAGATGAAGGCATCTGTCGGCAACTCCGACGTGGCCCTGACCGCTACCGACTGGCTGACCGACATCGACCAGTCCGCAACCGCTGCAACCACCTGGTACTTGGTGCCGGACGGTGGCCGCGACGCCAAGCGTGAGGCCATCATTCTTGGCTTCCTGCAGAACCACGAGTCTCCCGAGCTTCGCATCTCCGGCGACACCGGCAACTACCTCGGTGGTGGCGCGGTTCCCGGCCTGCAGGGCTCGCTCCTCAACGACGACGTTCAGCTTCGCGTCCGTCACGTAGTGGCCGGTGGCTTCCTGAACGGTCAGGCTCTGCTCGCCTCCAAGGGTAACGGCGCTGCCGCTCCCGACCAGTTCGGACTCGCCTAAGCCTGAACTGCGAGAAAACCCCCTCAGTGATTACACTGAGGGGGTTTTCTCCATTTAGATAGAAGGGAACCTGCAATGAGCGAAATAGCAGCCGAGAAATGCTTGTGCGCCTCGTACTTCGGTCAGATGATCCACGCGCCAGCATGTGAAATGCACACGCGCTGTCAGGCGGTGATGAGAGGTGTACCTATTATCCGCTGCATTCTCACTGAAGGGCATTCGGGAGATCACAAATAGAATCGTCCCCTGCTATACTGGAAGTGCTCCTCCTGTTTATGTGGTTGTGTGGTAGAAACGCCCCCGTTATCGGTTGCTCCCCGATACCGGGGGCGTTTCATTTAGCCCGACCCTTTACTTTTTGCCACAAGGTAAAATGGGTACAGACCTACTAAGGAGTCAGCCGTGCCAGATGTTCACCCCCTCGATCCGACCACAGCGGTAGGACAGCTACGCCTTCTCATAGCCGACTCCCAGTTGCGTACCGATCCGAACACCCCGGAGGCCGATCCGGCGTACTACTACTCCGATGATTTCCTTGAAGGCTTCCTCTCGCTCAACGGAGACAACCTGAAGCTGGCTGCCGCCGACGCGCTGCTGTCCTTCGCCGTCAACGAGGCGATGGTGTCCAAGAAGATCCGCAAGGAGAACCTGGCCACGGACGGCCCCGCTGTGGCTGCCGAGCTTCGCCGCACCGCCGAGATGTACCGCGTCGAGGGCAACAAGGCCAAGGACGAGGCTGACGCCGAGGACGGCACCTTCCTCGTGGTGGACTTCGCTGACCCGGTGACCCCGTGGGATGAGTACGAGTACATGGCAGGTGGACTGTGGCACTAGGCACCTCTGTCTTCTCGGGGACGTGGCACACCCACCACAGGGGCACCTTCGATTCCTCCTGCACGGCGCGGGTGAAGGTCGAGCGCATCGTCTCCGAGGGCAAGTGGAACGCTGTGACCGGCGACTACGACGGCGGCGACACCGAGGTGCTGTATCTGGGCCGGGCCACCATCGACCGGATCGCCCGCCCGACCCGGCGCGAGTTCGTCAAGGACTCGGCGGACAACCAGATGACGCAGGTGGGCCTGCCCTTCAACGGCAACGAGGCTGACCCGCTGCCGGAGGATCTGCGCTGGCAGTCCAACGACATGGTGACCGTCCTGTCCTGCGAGGCGAACCCGATGCTGGAGGGCGAGAAGCTGTTCGTCAAGGGCTGGCTGGGCAACTCCGAGGATTGGGCTCACACGCTGTACTGCAACTTCAACTCCAAGCAGGACGGCGAGTAGTGGCCGGGGTCATCGGCCACAGGCAGTTGACTGATGGCCTCTTTCAGCACCTGCTCGGCATGGAGAAGCAGATGAAGACCGACGTGCAGGATGCTGCGCTCGAAGCGGCCATCG